TCAGTCATCATTCTGGATTCGCCCCAGAAGGGGCCGGTGGCTGTTGAGGTGGCTGTTCCGCGAAGCGGAATACGGGGAACTCGTGCCATTGCTTTCCGTCGAGAAGATCACCGCAAAGATCTGGTCGCGCATTTCGTCCGTCACGTTCTCGTGGAACAAGTCCGACATGGAGTACACGAATATGCGCCGCGGCTTCTTCCACCTCAGTGGATCTAGCAGGTGCTCCTCATAGGAGTTACGGCATCCTTCACTTACTCGTGAGCAGCCCCGTATCGGATTCCAGGTTGCGTCTGTCCACGAAATACTCGTCTTATCGCCCATGCATCCCTCCTATGCTTTCTTCCTCTTCATCTCAACAACCTTTGGCGTGGCGACGATCCGCTCTGCTTCGCGGGATGTGTGGTCCGGGGATAAGTGCGCGTATTTACCCGTGATGCTGATGGTTTTGTGGCCCGCCAACTCCTGAATCGTCTTGAGCGGTGTGCCAGCCATTGCGTGCCATGAGCAGAATGTGTGGCGGAGCGTGTGCCAAGTAACGTCGCGGATCTTCGCTTCCTTCAGTGCTGCCTTGAACCAGCGGGGCTGCACGGCTTTCGTGCCACTGAAGCGACGGCGGAAAACTAAGCCGCTTGTGTTCGGTGACCGCATGGCCTCAAACGCAGCCAGGGCGATGGAATTCAGTGGGACTGACCGCTCTGTTCCGTTCTTCGAATCTTTCAGCAGAACCTCGCGCCGCTTCCAATCAACGCAGCTCCAGTCGAGGCCGAACTGCTCTCCGAGCCGCATGCCGGTAAAAGCCGCGATCTCCACGGCGGCCTTTTGACGCTCGTCGAGGTAGGGCAGGACGGCGCTGAACTCTTCGCGGCTCAGAAACCGTTGCCGACCGGAAGACTCGCGCTTGCGCTCTACTGAACGCGCAACGTTGACCTCAGCTTTGCCGTTTCTGATGGCGAGCCGCAGGGCTAAGCTAAAAAATGCCTTGTACCGGTTGAAGGTCGCACCAGATATCGACCGAGACTCCAGAAACGTCTCGATCATCTGCGGCGTAAGGTCATCCACTTTCACGCCGCCAAGCGCCGCAGCGCTTATCGCACCCTTCGTGACGTAGTCGCGAGCAGACTTGTGCCGGGTCTTGGCATAGTCCACGGCATCCTGAATCACCTCCGCGAGCAGCACCTTTTTCTTACGCAGCTCGGGAAGTTTTTGGCCCAGTCGACCAGCTGCCTTGCGGACGCGGTACAGATCGGTTGCGTCGGACTTCCGCCCGACCTTCTCGCGGTGGCGCTTGCCGTCAACGTAATAGTCGACCCACCAAACTTTACTGCCCTTTGGGTGCTCGTAAACGCCCATTAGCTTGCCCTCTGCTTCAGGGAGCCTTCGTAGTCGTTCATGCTGGCAATGCGGCGGACCTCGGAAGTCGGAATGAGAACTCTTCCGCCGGCACGCCGCGTATCGATCTTCTTGCTGGCGATCATGTAGTCCAGGCTGCGAAGTGAAATCGCCAGCGCGTAGCAAGCCTCTTTTTTGGTGTAGCGCAGCTTTTCGACGTTCACGCGACCTCCTTATCCTGGATGACGTACCGCTCCGGATACATAACCTGCATCTCGGTAACCGCATGGCCGAAATATCGAGCGATCTCCTCGGCCATCTTTTTGCTGGGGGCGGCTTCTCCCTTTTCGATACGCGAGTAATGACTGTTGTCGATGTTAAGTTCTAGAGCTACAGCCGTCCTGGTAAGGCCTCGCTTTTCACGCTCTTGCCGCAATGGGGTAACCATGGGGTGCCTCCAATTGGCTTTATAATCCAAACCAAAGTTTGGGTCAAGGGCGAATTTGAGTTGGCTTTTAGAACCACCGTGATGAAACAATCCAACCTGTGAGCACAGTAGGATCAAACATCCGCAAGTTGAGGAAAAGCCTAGACTTAACCCTGGATCAACTCTCCGAACTTGCAAAAGTGGACGTTAGCAACCTTTCAAAGGTAGAGCGAGGACTGAGCGGGTACAGCAAAGAGAGTATTGACCGGATCGCCAGAGCTCTGAGCGTCCCGCTGGAAGTTTTATTTGCTGAAGGGTCGAACGTAAATCCAATCCCCCGGGGGTCTCGTACTATACCTGTGCTGGACTATGTTCAGGCCGGTGAGTGGACAGCAAGTCGTGGCGGACGCCCAGACCCCGAGATTCAAGAGCACATCTTAACGGACATACGTAGCTCCGCAGAGACCTTCGCCCTACGAATCAATGGCGACTCGATGACCCCAGACTTTAGAGAGGGGGACTGTGTGCTTATTGACCCCTCTATTTCCCCAAGGCCTGGCGACTTCGTAGTGGCAGCAAACGGCGACGAAGGTGCCTTGTTTAAGCAATACCGGGAGCGCGAAGTAGACTCATCCGGCAAGCCAGTCATCGAGCTGGTGCCACTAAACAGTGCTTACCCCATCTACAGAGGCGATGTTGTTCCCCTGAGGATCATCGGGACGATGGTAGAACACCGCCGGTATCGAAAGCGCTAGCGGGATCTGGGCGATAAGACGGCGGGAATAATTTATTTCGTAATTGGTGTTTGACACCAAGAACTCTCTGGGCGTATAAACCATCTTGTGATTGGCAATTCATTCCAATCCACAGATCGCCCCCGAGGTCTCCACATGCCCCAAGAGAGCAGCAGCCCCCAGAAAAAATTCACGATCTATAGTCGATGGGACTCAACCCGCGTCGTTTTTGAGCGGGAAGGTACATCCCTCAAGCAGATCGTTGCCGCCGCCGTAGCTAGCGGTGCGCGTCTCAGCGGTGCGAATCTCAGCGGTTCGGATCTCAGCGGTTCGGATCTCAGCGATTCGAATCTCAGCGGTTCGGATCTCAGCGATTCGAATCTCAGCGGTTCGAATCTCAGCGGTTCGAATCTTCGCGGTGCGCGTCTCAGCGGTGCGGATCTTCGCGGTGCGCGTCTCAGCGATTCGGATCTCAGCGGTGCGCGTCTCAGCGGTGCGGATCTCAACGACGCGAACTTGGAAGACGCGGACCTCGGCGGCATAAAGCACGACCTGTGGGATGTCCTTTTTAGGGCGCCGCGAGAGATTCCTGGCCTTCTCTCGACGCTAAGGGACGGTCGCGTAGATGGATCGGCGTACGAAGGTGAATGCGCCTGCCTGGTGGGAACGATTGCGAATATTGCCCACACTAACTATAAGTCCCTTTACTCCATCAAGCCCGATGCGTCGAGGCCTGCTGAGCGGTGGTTTTTGGCTATTCGAAAAGGCGACATGCCGGATAGTTCCCCTGTCGTCAGGCTAACCGTGGAGTGGGTAGAAGAATTTACAGGTTTACTCAACCGAAGTGCGGCTCTGCTCGCGGCGGTGAAGTAATGATTAGGCAGAATTTATATGAGCAGCTGATGCGTGAGTGCTTTCCGGCCCTGTTCCCGAAGTCAAACCAGCGCTGCATGTACTGCAATGAAGTGCTGGTTGAGGCGGATAAGGCGACTTATCGCCACGCGCTCAACGATTCTATCGACTGCCCTGGAGCCACCACCACTGCTTTTCCCGCCAGCGACTTCCAGCGGGTTGCCACCTCAGACCACGACTGCCCCAGCGTCCAAGAACCAATACAGCACCGGTCCGCAGAGGCCGTACTTGCCGATCCGGTTCGCGACAATGCCTTTGGGACATTGTTGGCGCTGTTGAAGCTGATAGATAAGGCAACCGAAGTATTGCGGTTAGGTAGTTCGGGATACAAGGCAGGGGAGATTCGAATTCGGGCGGAGCTGGATAAGGCTATTGATGAGGCCGAAGTTGCTGTACGCCGCGCGAGCGGAAAGGATGGCCGCTAGATGGGTAAAGTTTACCCGCGCGAGCGCGACAGAAATGCAATGTTACTCCGTTCACTCGATGATCTAAGCCTGAGTAAACCACTCCCGCCCGAGCTGAAAGTGCGAATGTTCTCGTGGGCGGTCGCAGGCTTCTGGGCGCGCGACCACGTGGTAAACAAGTTTGTGCTGACAGCAAAAGGGAGGGAGGCAGCACGATGAGTTTCTTCGATTCACTTCCCGAACGACACGAACGCGGCGTTATCCAATACCGGCAGAAACACTTAGTGATTCGCTGGTTGATTGGTTTGGTAGTTATCGGTGCTTGCTGGTCGATTGGGCTCGCGATGGGGTGGGTAAACGCTGGGAGGCCACGATGAGCTATTCGACTGCGTTTCTCGAAAACAACTTCCCGCCGGGCATGTCCGATTGCGATTGGGCACATGTAAATGGCGGCGACGAGCCAGACTCACAAGAAGGAACGGACTTTGCGGAGGACTCAGATGAGTAGTGAACTTGTGACTGTAAACGACACTGCTGAGATATCTGGCCCGTTTCGCCTGCTCCAGATGGCCATCGATAAGGGGGCATCCTTAGAGCAAATACAGCAGCTTATGGAACTTCAGGAGCGCGCCGAGACGAACATGGCACGGAAGGCGTTCTTTGCGGCGATGGCGAAGTTCAAGGAGAACGCGCCGCAAATCACAAAGAATAAGCATGTGAAGTTCGAGACGCAGAAGGGCGTAACTGAATACGACCACGAGACCCTAGACCACGTGGTTGACCTGATCGGCCCGGCCCTGAGTGCCGTGGGCATTCGGCACCGTTGGGACTTGAAGCAGGATGCGCTCACGGTGACGGTTACGTGCGTTCTGTCCCACGAACTGGGGCATAGCGAACTCACCCCGGTAACGGTTAGCCACGACCCGAGCGGCGGCAAAAATTCGATTCAGGCAATCAAGTCGGCAATCTCCTACGCAGAACGGATAACGCTGCTGGCGGCTACAGGCATGGCGGCGCGGGGGCTTGATGACGACGGTAAGTCTGCTGGCACTTCAGCCAAGCCGGGTATGTCGGAACAAGACTTTATCTTCCACAAAGACAATATCGAAGCCTCGCGCTCGCACGATGAGAACAAACGCGCCTTCACTGCTGCATGGAATGCTGCCGAGGCCCTGAAGGACCAAGCGGCGCAAGGCGACTTCATTCAACTCCGCGACAAAAAGAAGGCAGAACTATGAAGATTGTCAACTGTGTCCAGGGTTCGCCGTCTTGGCTGCAAGAACGAAATGCGAGAGTTACAGCTTCGCGTGTCGCAGATGCACTTGGCTTCCTGAAGCGCGGTGATAAGCAAGGGGCTGAAACGGCTGGCAGAGCCTCTTACAAGACAGAGATTGTCTCTGAGATCCTTACTGGATTTGCTGCGGATCACTACGTTAGCCCCTACATGGTGCGCGGAACAGAGCAGGAGCCCTTTGCTCGCGCCGCCTACGGAGTGCGGTTCGACGTGGATGTGGAGCAGGTTGGCTTTGTCATTCACCCAACGATTGACCGAGCTGGCTGTAGCCCGGATGGGCTCCTTGGCTCTGATGGTGGCGTGGAGTTCAAGAACCCAAAGACCGAACGCCATCTGCAATATATGCTCGCCCGGGTGCTGCCTCCAGAGTACGAACCCCAAGTGATGTGGAACATGGCCTGCACGGAACGTGCGTGGTGGGACTTTGTTTCGTTTGATAGTCGGATGCCCTTGCGTCACCAGTTATTCCGTGTCCGCGTCGAGCGCAACGATAAGCGCATAGCGGAGATGGAAGCGGGCGTGGTGCAGTTTCTCGCTGAGGTCGATGAAGTAATTGCCCGCCTCGAATCGCTCAACCCAGAGACATTTCCTGAGCGGCTACAGGCCTCTCTAGACGAGACAAACGTCCTCGACGCGGACATAGCCTGGTGGTACGCCAACACGCCGGTAGCGCAGTGATGGCCAAGCGTAAAGCCACACGCCGCGCGAATGGCTTGCTCGACGCCTTGAGTGTATCGAGCGCGCCGAGGGCAAGTGCGAGAAGTGCTTTCGTGACACCCCGCTTGGGGCCGGAAACGCGCACCACAAGAGCGGCACTCGCGGACTTGGCGGTGGGAAGCGAGACGACCGCATTGAGGGGCTTCGCTGGCTCTGCCAGTGGTGCCATGGTCAGGTGCATGCTTTATGACTAGCTTCTTCAACTTCTTCCGTCATTTCTGCTGCCACAGGGATACGACCTTCCCCTACTTCAACCTGCAGTACTGCCGGGAATGCGGACGATCGCGCTCTATGAGATTAGGTGAAGCGCCGGGCCGGTGGCTGACAAGTAAGCAACGGAACGCAAAAAAGAAAGACCAGGTGGCAGGCTAATGGCACTTAGAGCTGTTCCCGAACACCCTAAGTTCGCCCAACTGAAGGCGGCGCTGAGGCTGAGCAAGTACTCGACGATGGGCGCCCTCGAACTCCTTTGGCACTTTACCGGCAAATACGCACCGCAGGGCAACATCGGTAAGTTCAAAGATTCTGCGATAGAGGCGTGGCTGGAATGGGACGGAGAGCCGGGCGCGATGATAGAAGCTCTCATCGACGCCGGGTGGCTGGATCACAGTAGGAACCATCGGTTGGTAGTACATGACTGGAAAGATCACGCCGATCAGACCACCCGGAAATATCTTGGCCGGACACGTCTTTCATTTGTCCAAGACATGTCTAGCGAGAACGGTTTTCTTTCAGGACCCCCAGAGCCAGAGCCAGAGCCAGAGCCAGAGCCAGAGCCAGAGCCAGAGCCAGAGACTCTTGCGTCCACCGCTTGCGCGGTTCCCGCAGCACCGCGCAAGCTAATCGGCACGTTGCCGCTGAACGTGGGGGATCACGAACTTTACGAGGAGGACATCGGCGTGTGGAAGGCGCTTTATCCGGCCGTGGATGTGAAGCAAGAGTTGCGGAACATGAAGGGCTGGCTGATAGCTAGGCCAGAGAATCGCAAGACGCGCAAAGGGGTGGTGAAGTTCATTCATCACTGGCTGGCGAAGGAACAAGACTCAGCACGACCAACGGGAGGTCAAGGTGGAACGACTCAGCGCAATCCAGCTCTCGAGCGACAAAGCATTACTCACGACGCGATCGCAGCAGCAAGAGAACGACGCCTTGGCGGATCGGCTGCTCGAGCTGATGGCGCAGGCGCAGGCGTACTTCCCGAACCAGACCCTGCCACCAGGAACACCGGACGCCTACCTGAAGGCCTGGGAGGAGATCGTAGCGGAGCGGAGCGAGGAGAAGTTCACGGCCGCGTTGTGGAGGGCGTGCCGCAAGGGCAAGTTCTTCCCCGGGCCGGCTGAGATCGAAGAGCAAGCGGATGCCCTTGCGCCGCAAAGCAAGCTTCCGGTAAGGAACGAATTTCTAGAGCGCTGGGAGAAAGACAAGCAGCACGTCGAGAGAGAACGCGAAGAAGATCGCCTGAAGCCCGGATACGTTCCATTCGACCTGACGGCCGAGATGAAAAGAATCGCTGCAGAAAAAGTGCGGCGGGATGAGAAGGATCGAGAGCAGGCCAATTTGAGGCGCGAAGAGATGTACTCGAAAGTGCGGTCGGACTATCGCAAAGCTCTGGAAGCTGTAGCTACGGATTTTCGGGCGCGGGGAATGTCGGAAGAGCAGATCCAAGTTGAGCTCTACGGTAGGGCAAAAGACAGGGGCCAGACATGCAACCAAGAAAAGTAGTTGTGCTGCACTGCTCTGACGAGGAGATAGCTTCGTGTATTCGCTTTCTGCTGGTGATCCGAAGGTACAGAGTTCTGACGGTAGGGGAAGACAGCCTGGACGAAGAGATTGATGCCTACGTGGTCTACAAAGACCAACGTGCGGTGGATCTGATCGCAGAGAACGGAGGGTTCCAGCGAACTGTTTTTGTAACGAAGTATGAGGCTGAGGAGCTTTTGGAGCGGGTGAGAGTGGCAGCGATCCGGAAGCGCGGACCGAAGAAGCGGATAGCGGCATGAGTAAGAGGAGAAACAAAGTGACAGTGAGACCCACAGAAGAAGTAGACGAGGCCATCGAGTGGATGTCTTCCGGCGATCTTGATGCTCCCGTCATAGCTGAGTGGCTGGCCACCGTGCGAGAGCAGGACACGGGCTGGATCAGCGTGGAAGACCGGTTAGACATGGAACGTGAGGATAACTGCTGCCTAGATATTGCAGATGTCGAGCGGTACAGCGTTGTTGGGCTGGTCTGGGATGAAGACATCGCAGATGTTTTGCGGGCCTCATATGACTTCCGAGAGAAGGTCTGGAATAACGCCGACACTGGCGATCAACTGCATGGCGTAACTCACAGGCGGCCTCTCCCGGCTCCTCCTGTAGAGGAGAGGGCGTGATCTCATTCAAGGTCTACTCGAAATGTGAGCCCCAGGGTAGCTCTCGCGCTCTCGTTATAGGGGGTAAGGTACGTATCACCTCCGCCAACGCCAAGCTGAAGCCTTTCCGTCACACTGTGACCCAGGTAGCGATGGAGGAGGTCGGCAAGATCGGCGTAACACCGCTATTTGGCAAACACGTGCCGGTCAAACTGGAACTGGTGTTCACATTCAGGCGACCTCCGAGTATCCCTAAGAGGCGCGTGCATTGCGTTGTAAAACCCGACCTTGACAAAATTTGCAGGTCGATTCTAGACGCGCTCTCCGGAGCGGTCTATCGTGACGACGCTCAGGTCGTTACGATGAGCGCGAGCAAGATCTACGGCGATGTCGAGGGTGTCTGGATTCAGGCACAGGAAATTAAATAAATGGAAACACGTATTTTAGTCCCTTATTACTTGTTTTCAGTGGTTTCAGTCTTCGGCTTTTTCTTGCGTTCCCGAGGCTCTTTTATCTTCGATTCGGGCCGGTAGCGGAGAACAATATCTGCCATTTTGTCTAGCACCTTGGGGTCAAGCGTGTGGACTTTCACATCTCCCTCATTGAGGCATGCCTTGCAGCTTCTCCAGTTCGCCGCCGCAAGCCTCACGGAGGCGGTGGAGCATGAACCACGCGGCCTTTTGTGTGACGCCAATCTCTTTGGCTATTTGCATGGAGGAGATGCCTTTGCGGGCCGTCACCATGAGGTACATCGCGTAAATCCACTTGTGCAAAGGGATGTGCGACCGCTCGAAAATCGTGCCAGTACGGATGGTGAAATCAAGCTGGCATTTGTTGCAGCGATAGAAGCCCTCACGCTTGCGAGTGGTGATGCGATCTTGACCAGAGCACGTCGGGCAGGTTGTGCCTTTTGGCCACAAACGGCCCTCCAAGTAAGCCCGCGCCGTCGATTCGTCCGGGAACATCTGGAGAAGCTGAAAGGTGCTGATCGTGCTGCGGCTCATCTAGCACCTCGGGACGACCTGGTCGGGACGTTACCTAGTCCCGCCCGAGTACCACCCCGGAGGCACCGCTTACCGTAGGAACGGCGCGGCGGAGCTTTAGACCAATGGGGCCAACCCGACATCCATCCGGGCTTTCACGAGCGCCGCAACATCTCCCTCCGCTGCGAGGGATAGCACTTGTTCCTGCCCGAGTGTGCGGTTGTGAGCGCAATCATCCCACCACTGCTCAGCCCCGGTTACGCCGTCGTAACTTCCGGCCTCTAAGCACAACTGCAGGTACAACTCTTGTTTGGTCATTACCGCACCTCCAGAGCAGCTTCGACCGCGTGGCGCTGATCGTCATAGGCTCCGCTGCGGGTGCCTTTGCCACACTCAAAAACCAGCTTGCCCTCAGCGGTCAGGTACAGCTTGCTGGACTTTTCTCCCGCATACGAGCCTCCGTTGCCGCGAAGGTTGATGTAGTGGCGGCCCGTGGCCTCGTGCAGGTTGATGGACTTGACGCCTTCGGTGGCCTTGATGGTGTTGAGGATGGTCTGCATTTTCTAGCTCCTATGAGGCTGGTTGCCTCTAATGTTTCTAAGGTACTTGAGTCCCGCACGGCTGTCAAGAGTTATTTTCAGCAAAGGGGACTAGCGTACGTAATTCCCACAGAAAGATAAACTTGGAGTATAGTGCTGTAGGTTAAGTTGATGAAAGAGCTTGGAGCCCGAATAAAAGCACGCAGAGTTGAGCGAGGAATGAGGCAGCTAGACGTTGCCGTTGCGGTCAACGTGGGAGCCGCGACAATCCTACGCCTTGAAGAAGGCGATGACCGCGTAGCGTATGGAACGCTACTGAAGGTTTGCTCAACACTGGGAATACGCATCTCCATAAAGTCTGAAGCGCTATATATGAACTAAAGCTATGAAATAAATTACACCCGCCTGAGAATTAAGTCTGGCGCTAGACGCGCTTCGGGGCGAGGTGGATGTCTAAGGCACAGAGTCAAGAGGGCGCATGCGGACAACAATCCGGTGCGCCCTCGTCTCTTGCGCTTGCGAAGATATGCCCAACCTGCATCGCACCGGCTCAATACGAATGTCGTTGGCTTACGCCCACACCACCTAAACGCTTCCACGACTCCCGCGAGGTGAAATGAATATCGCTCACCTTTACCGCCTCCTCTACCTCATCTACGAAAGGATGAACACCTTGGCCATTACCGACGAAAAGCTCGCAACTGCCATCTCTGACCTAAACTCTGCCATCTCTGCGGAGTCCGACGTTCTGACCTCCGCAATCGCCGACCTCAAAAACCCCGCCGTGGACAATTCGGATGCAATCGCTGCGATTGAGCAGGCTGCAACCAATATCAAGAGCGGAAGTGACAGCCTCTCGGCAGCGCTGCCGGCGACTCCGGTGGTCCCAGTGACCGTGCAGCCCACTTCTGTGGTATCGCCCGTCGTCCCCGTGGTGCCGACTGCATAACCATGCCAGCGATCACCATCGATACGAGCAAGATCTCTAAATCCACCGTCGCGGGTTTCCTCAGCGGACTTGCGGCGGTGTGTCTTGCTTTGCCGGTGATCGACACGGCTCACGTACTCAACGTAAAGGTTTTTGGGATCACCGCGTTGATAGCGGGAGTCGCCAGGGTCATCGTTGGAAAACTCGAAGGCGACCCTGACCTCGCAAAGGCTACTACGCCGGATGGCACTGTGAAGGACGTTTCTGCTCATCCCACCCCAGACAATCCGGAAGACAAGCCGGTACTACCCCAGTGATCTTGCACATCCCCAATCCGCTGGACATGCTGCGGCACAAGCCGAAGCCATCTTCAGAGGAGCATGCGGCGTCCTGGCTACCCATCGCGCCCGCAGAATCAAACCGATTGATCCAGCCCGAAGACCTTTCCGAACTTGCGCCGAACGCGGACTTCCACGTTCTGATTCCCACACATGAACCGATAGACCCAGCCGCGCTTCATGCCGCGGTAGAGGAGATTCCCATGGCAACTGCGCCCGTAACGCCTCCGGCACCCAAGCCGAACGTTTTCAAGAGCATCATGACGCACATCGTCCATTTTTTCGAGTTGGGGCTAAACGAGATCATCGTTTACACGCCGCCGGCTGAGGCTTTGGCCGAGGTTCTTTTTCCAGAGTATGTGAAAGCCGAGCAGATGGTGCGAGACAAGATCGTGACGGTAACGAAGCTTATCCGCAATTCTGTCCTCAGCGCTCAACAGAAGTATGCTGAGGCTGCTAAGGGCGACGCGACCAATAAGGCGAAGCTGGCGGACGCGCTTCAGGTGTCCGAAGGTCCAGCGGTAGCAATCCTTTCTCAGACACCCGTTGTCGCCGATGCGTCTCGCGTAACCAGTGCGATCGAGGCGCTTGTAGCTATTCTCAAGTCCAGTCCAGCGCCGGCGGGAGCGTAAGCCATGGCTACCGGGGCCAAGCCTCTCCGCTACAACGCGCTGATAGCTATTCGTGTCAGCGCGATTGCGGTGTGCGGCTACTTCATGTTCGGGGGGGCTCATCCACCGGCTAGTGCGCAAACGCGAGATCAGCGACAGGTGTACGCCCCCGTGTTGACGGCCCCCGTGTTGACGGTTGAAGATGCCGGGCAAGATAAGAATATAGCCGAGCTCGATAAGGATATAGCCGAGCTCAACAAGCATATCGAGGCCACCGACGCTAACAGTAATCGCGCATGGATTGCCACAGAAAAGAACGCAGAGGCAATCGCTGGAATGCAGGGCGAGGAGCGAGGCGTGGGCGGTTTCCTGGTACTGCTGAGTGGCACCGGGCTCGTATTGCAAGTAAGAAACAAGAAGGCCGCATGATTCACTCCGATCTTTATCTTGACCTAAGGCATGACTTCTTCCGGCTTTGTGTGTTCATCGCCGGGAACGCGCTGATTGCAAATTTTCTCCCGAAATCTACCGTGTTTAAAGGCATGCCACGGACCAGATGGACCTATGAGCTACTGGTTGACCTGATAGCTGGATTCGGACTCTCCTGGCGTGCCAAACGACCCTCCCTCCAGAAAGAATGGATGGGCTTCAAGGTCAGACGAAGATCTCGCCGCTGGATCGTTGAGTTTCGCTCGGCACCAGATCTCGAAGTTGGAAAAATCGAAAAATGAACGAACGCATGACAACCTGGATCAGGAGCTACGGCACAACCAAGCTGGCCCGTGAGCTTGGCGCCGGCCGGTTGACAGTGCATTCGTGGACCAATAGCGTGGTCGCAAATCGGGTACGGCCGTCATACGGGTTTATGCGCAAGATGATTGACCTCTCGAAAGAGGAGCCGCACTTGGTGGGACCACTGGATTGGAAAGACTTTCTGGGGGATGCATGATTTATCTAGGACGCGAATTTTTGTTCCGCTCCCCCCGTCTGTCGGTTCCCGCTGTTCGCTGCTTACTCTCGTTATCCCGCCCTGACGCGGAGATCGTTTTCGACAAGGAGGATGGAACGTTTCAGCTATGCTTCGCCGGGCAAGCTCAACGGGTACGTGCCGAGACCGTCGAGGTATTGGATAGGGCGCGCATGCTGGCTCGCAAGCGAGCTGACTGCCCGGCCTACATCGTGAACGAGAAGGGTCGCCGCTTCCTCGCGGAGATACAGCATGAAGATCTGTAAGTACACCTGCCATCGATGCTTCGGGGAGTTCTGGATTCGTCCACCCTTCAACCCAAAGGCGTGCCCTCATTGCTGCGTTGTGATCGCTGCCACCGCTGAGCAAGATGCACAGAATAGACGAGTCATGATGGAGGAGGAGCAAGAATGGGGCTAACCGGATTTGTACCGAACAACGGAGTCAAAGGCTTTTCGATCAGCGTTGACACGCAGAATTTAGAAACGAAGCTGAGCGGTTTCGAGCTCGACCAACTGCCCTTTGCCACCGCTCTCGCGCTTACGCGAGTTGGTCAACTCATCAAACAGGCCGAGATTAACGAGATGCGGAAGGTCTTTGACCGGCCCACTCCCTACACACTCAGTGCGCCATTCCTAAAGCCCGCGACGAAGAGCAATCTCACAGCCGAAGTGTTCCTCAAAACCTATGCCAGCAAAGGCGTGCCAGCCTCAGTCTTTCTCGCACCTCAGGTCTACGGCGGTCAAAGAAACCTAAAATCGTCAGAGAAGTTCCTTGCAAAAGCAGGGTATCTACCAAGCGGGGATATAGCCGTGCCCGGCTCAGGTGCCACCATGAATGGCTACGGGAACATGTCGCCAGGGCAGATCGTGCAGGTCATCAGCGCCCTGCAAGCCTTTCCTGAAACCGGCTACCTTGCAAATCAGTCGCGACGCCTGGGAGCTCGCAAAAGCACAGCGCCACAGTTCTTCGTAGGGAAGCCGGCCGGTGGACGCCTACCGCTGGGGGTTTACATGAGAACCAAGACCGGCGTGAAGCCGATCATGATCTTCGTCAAGTCGCCAAACTACCATCCGCGGCTCAAGTTCTTCGATGTTGCCAGCCAGACCTATCAAGCCAACTTCCAGCATGAGTTCAACGCAGCGCTCTACACCGCGCTCCAATCAGCGTCGATTACTTACAAGGTGGCCTAAATGGAGCGGAACGCTAGGGCGGGAAAATGAAAACTGTTCATATGGCTGACAAGATCAATCAGCGCGGCGGCGTATCAGCACTCTGCTTTCTGCATCCGAGATCGATCGACATAACGCGATCAACGTGGACTAACCGTACTGAGGCGGTGACTTGTCCGCAATGCCAAAGGATGCTCACCGTCCTAGCGTCTAGACCGCCGACTTAGAAGCCGCCACACGGAGTAGCCGATCACGGATCGCCCACCAATTCGAGCAAACACCAAAGCCGCACGGAGAACGATGATGACACACAGCACGATGTACCACATAGCGCCAGATCATACGCCCAGGATCGACGCCATGGACACGCTGCGTGGTCTCGCTGAAACTGCTGATCTAATCCATGCCACCAGACCTGACGTGGTGCTTACCGCCTATACGGACGAGCCACAGTCAACGATCACTCTAGTCGATCAGGCTACCGGGGATGTTCTGGCAACGATCTACTTTACTCGTGGTCAACCAGCCTACCGGGTGCAGATGACAGCCTAAACCGAGCAAAATCAAGGGCAAAAAGCGAAGGTAAAGCGAACAAAAGAAGCGATGCTAAACCACTTAGAATGAGTCACATAAGAAAAATGTGTAACGAAAGTTGGTACGTATATCAGATAAAGCATCGTAAGTCGTTGAAAACATGGGTCCTTTGGGCACTTTAGGCGATGCGGGTAATTCGAACCCCGACGAACGGCCAGGCGAGCGCTTGAAAACGAACACTTTAGTTTAGGAGGTAAGTAGATGACCGTAAGCCGAAAAGTGACCAATAGGGACGGTATGGCATCGTGGTCGGTTGGGGTGAGGCCTTGAGCGAGGTGGCAGCGACGCACGGATGGGTACACGGCCTGGAGTGGGATGAAGAATGACGGTGAATATCAAAGATCTGTGTCGATTGCTCGCCGGAGACGGCCACGAGCCGCTCTCTGAGATGGCGATCTCGCAGTTCGTGAAGGACGGGATGCCGAAAGCGGCGCGGGGTACATACGATCCGCTGAAATGCATGCCTTGGTACATCGGAAGGCTCCGCACGGCGGCTCAGGCGCGGATGGGCGAGACGAAAGACGGTAAGATCGTCGCCTTGGATGAGGCGCAACGGCGACTGACGCTCGCGAAGGCTGAGAATGAGGAGATGACGGCGAAGGAACGCCGCGGCGAGTTGGTACCGCTGGAGCTGCACGTCGCGGAACAAGCCAAACTCGCCACCGTTGTCAAGCAAAAGATGCTGAACCTGCCGGCGCGGATCGCTCCGAAGCTCGTGGACCTATCGCGGAATGAGACGAAGGCGTTGCTGACGGCTGCGGTGAAGGCGGCGTTGTCAGATCTGGCGAAACTGGAGGAGCATGGAGCAGATCGAGCTGATACCAAAGCCCGCCGCCGCGCCCGCGCCTGAGATCCTTGCGAATCTTGCGAAGGCGCGGCAGGGGCTCTACGCGCTCTTCGAGCCGCCGCCGGATATGCTGGTGTCGGAGTGGGCAGAGAAGAATCGCATCCTTCCAAAGGGGACGACGGCGCGGCCAGGCCTGTACGTGGCGGAGGCGTTCCAACGACCGATCATGGATGCGCTGTGCGACCCGCAGGTCCGTCGGGTCTCGTGCAAGAAGTCTACGCAGGTCGGGTGGACTGAACTGCTACTGAACATCGTGGGTTACTTCATCGACGTGGATCCAAAGCCGATGATGTTGGTGTTTGTGCGCGACTCGGATGCGAAGGATAAGTCAAAGAAAACGATTGCACCGATGATTGCCGAGTGCCCAGCGCTGCGAGACAAGGTCCGGGAAAACCGATCGCGCGAGGGCGGAAATACGCAACAGCTAAAGCAGTTCCCCGGCGGATTTCTGAAGGTAGCCGGAGCAAACTCTGCGGCGAACCTCCGTTCCGACCCATGCGCCATCATCCTTTTGGATGAAGCCGACGGCTATCCGTCGGATGTGGACGGGGAAGGGGATCCGGTAGCCCTGGCAGAGCGCCGCGCGGATACCTTTGACGAGTCGAAGATCCTCATCGGATCCACGCCTGCTAAGCCAAAGGGTCATTCCCGAATCGATGACGAGTGGGAAGCTGGCAACCAAACGATGTTCCACTTGCCATGCCCGCACTGCGGTGGTTTACAGCCGCTCTTGTGGCGCGACCCTGAATCGAAAGAGTACAACTTGGTCTGGGATCTGGGAGACGACGGGAAGCCTGTTCCCGGTAGCGTGCGGTATCGCTGCAAGTTCTGCCGAAAAGGGATCGAGGAGCGGTTCAAGCAACAGATGCTTGATGCCATGGTGCCCGTAGCCAAGTTTCCGGAGCGCCGGGAGCATATCAGCTTCTACGTCAACGCTTTGTACTCGCCATGGAAACCGATCTGGGAAGCACTCGCGAAGGAATGGGTTGAAGCGCAGGGCGTCCCAGAAAAACTGCGTGCGTTCATCAATCTCCGCTTAGGCGAAACCTGGGATGAGGGTGCGGATGCGGTAGACGCCCACCTTTTAGCGGCGAGGAGAGAGAAGTACTGCGAGCGTGAAGAGGTCAAAGTCCCGCACGGCTGCGTGGCGCTGGTTACCACAGTAGACGTGCAGGGAAATCGTCTCGAAGCTCAAGTTACCGGCTTTGGGTTAGGTGAAGAGGAATGGCTCATCGATCATCAGGTTTTTTACGGCTCTCCGCTGGACGCACCAAACACCAAAGGCAACGAAGATCTGGTCAGCGTGTGGTCGGAGCTTGACGAGTACCTTCTGAGGACGTGGCGGCATGAGGACGGGGCCGACCTTCGGTCATCTATCACCCTGATCGACACAGGCTATGCAGTCGACGCTTGCTACAACTTCATCTTGCCACGGCAGACCTCAGCGCGTCGTGTGTTTGCGTGCAAGGGCCAGCCGAAAGTATCAAAGCTGGGCCTTGCGCAAGAGGGAAAGGTGAGGAATAACACTATTCGTCTCTTCAATGTGGCGACGATGGCCTGCAAGGACAGGATCATGGACCGCCTCCGAGTAAATAAGCCAGGCCCGGCCTACTGCCATTATCCGGAATGGGTGCCAGACGACTATTTCGACCAATTAACCGCAGAGTCCAAGATTCCTGTTAAGAACAAACGTACAGGGCGCACGCACTACGAGTGGGTGACGAACCAACAGCGCAACGAGGCTCTGGATTTGACGGTGTACGCGCATGCAGGGCTATGGATTCTGCAGAAAATCATCGATCCAGCGACGTATGGAGATTTTACGAAGCTGGCAGAAGCAGTATGGGCGGGTGCGGCCCCGTTGACAATGAGGCGGGCGGTGGGTAGGCGCGTGCTCTCGCAGGGAATTAGTTAGCCTGTCAATTAGAAATTGACTCTAGTTTCGCGCAATCCTATTTGCCATTGTGACTAAGACATGGCAGGTGGAATTACTTTGCAGCAGGCGCAGGACAGTTTAGCGGGCGCACTTGAGGCGCTAGCGGCTGCACGTGCGATCCAAAGCTACAGCGTAACGTCTACCTCTGGCGGGCGCACCGTTACGCGCGGATCGCACGCCGACTTGCTCAAAGAAGTGCAGTGGTGGAGCCAGAAGGTTGCGCAGCTCTCACGCACTGGTCTCCGCACGTGGCGGGCGGTGCCTTGTGAGTGACGTGCAGCCCAACCTCCTTGACCGCCTGGTGACGTACGCATTCCCTCGCAGCGGGCTGGAGCGCCTGCAAAGCCGTAAGGCGATGTCGATGTACGGCTCCTACACGGGAGGGCGCTACGATCGGCGTCAGACTGCGGACTGGTTTACCAGCCGCGGGTCTGCGGATGCTGACACTCTACTTGACCTGCCAACCTTGCGGTCAAGGTCGCGCGACCTGAATCGCAACAGCCCGCTAGCTGCGGGAGCGATCCATACCGTCGTACAGAATGCTGTAGGAACCGGGCTGTCCCTACAGCCAACGCCCGATCTCGACGTTCTGAAATGGGATGAGGCGAAAGCAATCGCCTGGTCATCCCTTGTCGGGCACGAGTTTGCTCTGTGGGCAGAGTCACCCAACTGCGACGTAACCCGCACGCAAAACTTCTATGGGCTTCAAAGCACAGCCCTTCGCGGCGCGCTGGAGAGCGGCGACATCCTCGCGCTGCTGCCGATGAAATCCATCAAGGGCCAGGTATACAAAACTCGCGTCCAGCTCATCGAGGCCGACCGCTTACACACGCCGGGCGGTGGTGAGGGCATGGAGGCAACCTACCTCTTGCCGAATGCGAACGGCATACCCATTCAGGGCGACAAGACGGGAAACCGAATCTATGGCGGTGTCGAAGTGGACGCGTCTGGTGCACCGGTCGCTTATTGCATCCTGAAACAGCATCCCGGCGCTATTGGTTTCATTGCAAACGCATTTCAGTATGACCGCGTCCCCGCGTTCGGTACGGCAACGAACCGACGGAATGTGGTGCACCTTTTTGACCGCACGCGGCCAGACCAAAATCGTGGCGTTCCTTACCTTGCACCCGTTCTGGAATCCTTCAAGCAGCTTGACCGCTACACCGAAGCGGAGATTATGCGGGCGGTGGTGAGTTCCATGTTCACGGTGTTCGTGAGAACTGACACTGGTGAGCAAGCCTTCCCTTCGGATGCGCCGGCTATTTCGTCGACCAGCTTTGCGCAGCAAAACGATATCAGCCTGGGGCCGGGTAAAGTCGTGGGTCTTGCTCCCGGCGAAGATGTCACCTTCCCCAGCCCCTCCGCACCCAATCCCGGATTTGACCCATTCGTCATCAGCATCCTCCGGCAGATTGGCGTCGGGTTGCAGCTCCCTTTCGAAATTCTGGTCAAGCACTTCACTTCTTCTTACAGCGCGGCGCGCGCGGCGCTGCTCGAGGCGTGGAAGTATTACTCGAGCCGTCGAGCCTTTATCGCATCGCAATTCTGCCAGCCCATCTTCGAGGTGTGGATGGATGAGGCGGTCTCGGCGGGGCGGATTGAGGCGCCGGGATACTTCTCAGACCCAGTCATGCGGCGCGCGTACCTAAGCTGTGACTGGATCGGCGATGCCCCTGGATCGATTGATCCGCAGAAGGAAGTAGCAGCCTCGATTGAATTGGTGACCGGAGGGTTCTCCAATCACAAGATCGAAACCATGCGTCTTACCGGACGCAACTGGTCAGATGTTCATTTGCAGCTGGTCCGCGAGCATGAAATGCGGGTTGCTGCAGGACTCGAGCCGGCCGTAACCAACGCAGTTGCGACGGAAATGGTAACCCCTCCCGGTGCACCGCCCGCCACAGCTCCCCCCGTCGCGCCTAACGTGCCTGTCAATCCGGTAAAGCCGGCGCCGAAGAAACCGGCGGTGAAACCATGAGCGTTCCCGACGTTCTCAATCAGCCTTGGGCTATCACGCGAGACAAGTACGACCAAATCTGCGCGGTCTACGAACGTCACGTTGCGGGTCAGTCACTCAGTGCGGAGAGCGTTAAGGCCCTGACAGGCGCAGTCCCTCGTCCCGCCGATCAGCCGAACTATACCGTGCAGGATGGCGTGGCGGTCATTCCAGTTGAGGGCGTGCTGGCGAAAAAGATGAACCTTTTTACCGCGATCTCCGGCGGTATGAGCACGCAAATGCTCGTCGATACGGTAAACGAAGCGATGTCCGATGACGCGGTGCACTCGTTGATGCTGTCCATCGACTCGCCGGGGGGAGAGGTAGACGGCACGCAGCAGATTGCCGATGCCTTAGCTGGGGCGACGAAACCAACGGCGGCGTGGATTGATGGCATGGCTTGTTCGGCGGCTCTTTGGATCGCATCGCAATGCGACTCGATCTATGCGGCCAGCGATACGGCAACCGTCGGCTCGATGGGTGTCCTTATTCAGCACGCTGACTACAGCAAGGCTAATGAGGCGCAGGGGAAGAGCGTGACGCACATCACCACCGGGAAATACAAGGTGGCGGGGAACTCCGCGCAGCCGCTTTCGCAGGATGACCGGGCTTATCTACAGGACCGGGTGGACTACCTCTACACCTTGTTTCTCTCGGCGGTGGCAGACGGTCGCGGGATGGACCCGCAAACATTAGATGACGTCGCCGGCGATGCACAGGTGTTTTTTGCGCAGCAAGCCATCGACAACGGCTTGATCGACGGTATCGCGGATCAGGATCAGGTGGTCCAGATGCTCAACCAGGCTTTTCAGCAGCAGGGCTCATCCGCTGCTGCCAACTCGTTCGGAGGATCAGCAATGAAGACTTACAGCGAAATCGATTTCAACGCGGCCGTAGCGTCGGCACGCGAGGCGGGCAGGGCCGAAGCTGGCCCAGTCGAATTTGAGCGCGGCAAGGTAGAAGGCGCGACTGCGGCGTTCGTAAACGGCAAGGCTGAAGGATTGAAGGCTGGAGCGGAAGCGGAGCGCGAGCGCATCAAGGCAGTTGAAGCGCAATCGTTAGCCGGCCATGAGGGATTGATCGCCGCTGCCAAGTTCGACGGCAAGACCACCGGACCTGAAGCCGCGGTGCAGATTATCAACGCGGAGCGGGCCTTGCGCGGAACAAAGGCTGCTGCGATCGAAGCGGACGCGGCTGCGGCGAACGTAGTGGCAACCGCGCCGGGCGCAGCCGCAGCCGCAGACAGGGCAAGGTTGGCAACTCCCGCCACGCCGACCACCGCAGAGTACAGCCAGAAGATCAAGGCGTACATGGCGCTACCTGAAAACAAGGGCGTAACCCTAGCGCAAGCCGCCGCTGCAATCTCGGCCAGCTAACGCACTTTAACCGAAAAGAAAGAGGGCATCATGGCAATCAATCATCCTGGCGATCGAGTTCCATTTACCAGTGAGACTCCGGTGCCGGCTTATTGCATCGTCAAGCTCGGCGCGACTCCCGGCGGCTGCGCTCTTGCATCCGCACCGACCGATGCACTTATCGGGGTGTCGTACACCGTTCCCATCAACGATGTGGGCGTGGTGATGGATGTGGTGCAGGAAGGCCCGACGCTGGTTACTTCGGGCGGAACGATCGCTTACGGCGATCTTCTTACCACCGACGCGAATGGCCATGCGATCACTGCGGCAACTGGAAATGTCGTGATCGGCAGATCCATGGACACAGCGGTATCAGGCGATCTCTTCGTTTGCGATATGTTCTCTCGCCCGGCGAAGGCCTAAACACTAACCCGGCGAAGGTACGAACCTAAGCCAGAAAGAAGAACACGAACATGGCATCTAACTTTCCGGTCAATTTCTTCGTACCTAGCCCGCTTCTGTCCGCGATCGTCATCAACTACAAAAATGGCCTGCTCATTGCAGATCAGGTGGCTCCGCGGGTGCAGGTTCCACTTCCGAACTTCTCCTACGCGCTCTTCAACAAAAGCGACTTTTTCACCATTCCCGATACGCGGGCTTCTCGCACTGGGCTGGTGAATCAGGTTAGCTGGTCCTCTACTGCTCAAACAGCAGCAGTTGAAGAGCACGCCCTCGAAGAGCTCGTGCCGCGCATCGATCAGGCAGTAGCAGCCGCGTACGGCGCGTACATGCCCGACCCGAAAAATATCGCCGCAGAGCAGGTTGTCTCACTCATGGACCTTGCGCACGAAGCTCGCACGGCGAACCTGATCTTTGGACCTGGAAGCTACGGGCCTGCAAATAAGACGACTTTGACCGGCCAGGCCCAGTGGTCCGATTACACCAACTCAGACCCTCTTGGCGCGTTGGCGAATCAGGTACAAGCGATGACGTTTAACTCAGTGCAGCCAAACACCATGATCCTTGGACAGGTGGTGTGGAATGTTCTTCGCCGTCATCCGAAGCTTGTTTACTCCGCGTATGGCTACACCGGAGGATTTGCGGTAACCGAAGAGTATGTTGCCAGTGCCTTAGGCCTGGATCGCATCATCGTTGGTACCAGCAAAGCGAATCTTGCGAAACTGGGTCAGAACACCAACTGGCAACCGATCTGGGGCAAGAGCGCGGCGCTGGTCTATCAGACGCCCACAACTCTCTCCACCAACACCGCAACGTTTGCCATCACCGCGGAGTGGGGATCTCGTGTGGCTTCCGAACACTTCGATATCGACCGCGGCCCCCGCGGTTCGGATGTCGTTCGCGTCGGCGAAGCTCACAAGGAACTTATCCTGGCTCCCGACTACGGGTACCTCTTCCAGAACGTGATTGCGTAAGCATCACCAACAGCGGCTGGCAGTTCCAGCCCCGAGGAAGCTCTAATGTCTAAATTCAAGGCAAATAACAACATACAGGGGCTCTCGAAAGAGCTTAATGCGGGCGACACCATCGACCTTAAGGACGAAGACGCTTCCGACCTTGTGCGCATGGGGGCTCTTGAGCTGGTCAACCCGAAGCTGGCGAAAGTGCCTTCGGCTACTGAGCTAGTCGCTGCCCAGGCTGAAGAGGCTTTGCGAGTTGCAGAAGAAGCATTGAAAAAGGCCAATCAGTGAGCAAGCGGGACGACATTCGGACAATTCTGGCGGACGGTGAGGATACGGTGACGTACCAAGGCACGACGTACCCATGCTTTCTGATCCAGCATGACAATGTCGTCCCGCAAACCATGGGCGGGCAGAAGTTGCAGCGTGACACCTTCGTGCAGGTGTGCGCAGCGGACTTTGTGGGGATTAAGCGTGACGATCCGATCCAACTCGACGGCGAGCCGTGGAAAGTTCTTCGGTCCAACCTGGTGCAGGACGGTGGGATGCTAGAGATTTTTCTGGGAAGGCCGTAAATGGCAGACTCTCTTTCGAAACAGGTCATCCTTGCGATCGTTGCCAAACTACAGGCGGCGGGCTTGCCTGACGGAGCGAGCATTACTCGTTCGCGGACGATCGCTATTGCGGATACGGCGTCTGCGGAGATATCGGTTTACCGGATCGAAGAGGACTTGACGACTACCGGCAACCCGCGCGCCTCGGTTCTTGACCAACGCAACCTGATCGTCGAAATCGCTATCAGCGCCTTCGGGGGGGATGACGCTTGCGACCCGTACCACCAATGGGTAGTGCAACAGATGGCGGCGGATCGAAAGCTGGGCGGATTGATTAAGTCCATCACAGAAATTAAGACGGCATGGGACCCAGACGAAGGCTCTAGCGGGACATCAATGACCGTTTTTGTACGGTTTCGCGTGGAGTATTTCACGCCGCCCGGCGACATCACCAAAACGATTTAGAAACCATGCGAGGAAGGTGACCAATGGCTCTCGAAGCAAATCCTAATGAACTGTACCTTGGCCGCGGGAAGCTATATTTTGACCGCTTCGATAGTTCTGGAAAGCCCACTGGTTATCGCTTTCTGGGCAATTGCAGCAAGCTCGAACTAACCCCAAATGTCACCGTTAAAGAGTTCTACGAGCACACCCGCTCGGCGGCGCTAAAAATTGCCAACATCCCAGTCCAGCAGAAACACACCCTGGCAATTGATATGTCCGAAGGATTTCAGCCGGATAATGCTGCACTGGCCCTTCTCGGTGATACTGCTTCCCTATCTTCAACATCGCCGACTATCGTTACAGAAGAGCCCGTAGCGGCTTCATCTGGAGCGGGCAGAGTTTATCGTCTGCAGAATAGAAACATCTCCGGACTCGCTATAAGTGCTGGCGGGACGCCGCTGGTAGAGGATACGGATTTCTCGGTCATTAATCCCGTAACGGGTATGGTGCATATTCTCACGCCACAAACTGCAGCCATCACCGCAAATTACAACAGCGGCACTGTTGCGGCCATGCAAATGCGCGCCGGGTTGACCGCGAATATTCGCGGCTCACTTATTTTTGAGGGCGATCCCGCGAATGGGCCGATTTTGGATATCCAGTTTTGGATCGTGCAAATCCAGCCATCGGCAGCCATCGCCCTAATCACGGATGACTTTGCGACGCTCTCGATCGCAGGCGAGTGTTTAGCGGATGCCGTCAACCATCCCGAATCGCCGATATACACCATCACGCGCACTGGCGTCACGGCAGGTGGCTAAACATGCATAAGGTCACGCTAGCTGGCCGCACATTTCAAGAGGTCACGAACTCAACGCTGCAGCATGACATCGCGACGTGCGAACTGCTGCAGCGAATGGGTCTGTCCAAGCTTGCCGAACACGCTGGCGAGGGTGACGCCGCGTTGCGTGATCGCATCATGTCGGGGATGATATCGAGCGGAGAACTGCTTCCGCTTCTTGGCCATCTGTTGATGCCGGCGACGAAAAAGGGCGTTGATTGGACACCCCAGATGGCGCAAGAGACAGCGAAGTTCTTCGCGGCACTGAACACGCCAGAGGACAAAGCGGCGCTTACAGGCCTTATCGTTGAAGTCGCCCTTTTTTTTTGCTCAGCCGCGATCGGCTCAATGCTGACTTCCCAGAGATTTTCACCAGCCGCGGCAAGCACACTCCAGTTGTTCCAAACCGCGGCGCGGGTGAGTTCGGACACTGGGGTCAGATTGTCCGCGATGTAGGGGAGTCGGACTGGCGGCGAATGCAGGAGATTCTCCGCTGGCCATTGCGCGAAGTGCTTCTGCGTTACGTCTACATCCTCCGGCAGAAAACATTGGAGAAGTACCGGACTGATGTGCAGGTATGGGCGTCAAAAACAGCTTTCGGCGGAGACACTAAGCCTCCCAAAGTTCCAGAGCTCCTGAGGTCATAATGGGATCGTCCGGCAGCACTCCAGATATCCGGGTCAAACTCACCGCGGACGGGGTGCAGCAGGTCATACAGGCCTTTAGACAGGTCAATCAAGAAGCCAAGAATATCCAGCCCGGTGGCGTCAGCCTTCTAACCAACGCTTTCAAGGATTTACAAGCCCTCCTGCCGGCAATCTCGCTCGGGCTGATCGTGCAGCAAGTCGTGCAGCTTGGCACTGAGGCTCTGGCAACGGCAGAGAACCTGGTGAGGATGTCACAGCGCACCGGCGTTTCCGCTGGCACACTTTCGGTGTTCGGTCTGGCGGCAAAAGAGACGGGCGTCGATATGGATGCCGTTGGTATGGCAATAACGCGCCTGGATAAAGCGCAGGCGGACGCAGCCAACGGAGCAGCGAAGCCAAAGAAGGCATTTGAATCGCTCGGCATTACCTTTCAGCAGCTCAAAACGTTGACTCCAGATCAGCTTATGGTGCTGGTCGCGAACAAGCTGTCGGCCATCGAATCGCCAGCTACGCGCGCGCAAACGGCAATCAACCTCTTCGGAAAGGCCGGGGCGCAGCTGATTCCCCTCTTGAATCGGATTGCGGATGAAGGGTTCGGCAACCTTGAGGAGAAGGCGAAGCGGCTAGGCGTCTACCTGGGCGAGGACTTTGAGGAGAAGGCTCGGCTGGCACAGATCAGCATGGGAGACCTCTCGGCGGCAGTGCAGGGTGCCGCGATGCAGTTCGTTAATGGTGCGATACCTGCTGTAAGTGGCTTGGCCGCCGCGCTATCTGCTCTTGCCGGCGGCGGCGATGGATTCTTCAAGCTGGGCCAATCTATTGGCGCCGGGGTGATCTACATCACCAGCGGATTTGTCTCCCTGGTAAAAGAAATCACCATTGCGGGCGCGACGTTTGATCTGTTCGCGACGAAAGCGCGGACGGCTGTCGACGGCGTCGGTGCGCTCAATGCGTTTACATCGGGGGCGCGCGCAAAGTTCTCCGCAGATTACAGTGCGGATCTGGACAGGCAGGGGGAAGACAAGAACACGATCAACCAAGCGAAAATTGATGCCGCGCAAAGCCAAGCAGCCCTCGACAAGTCCTTCGCCGCGCTGTACGCACCAGCTAAGCCGGATCAACCCAACCGCGGCGGTAGAGGTGTAGATGGTAACGGCGAAAAACCAGCGAAACCAGTAGATCAGGATAAGATCGATGCCGCCGAAGCCGCGTATCTGCAGGCGAAGGCTGACAACGAGATAGCCATCCTTAAGACCCGAAATCAAATCGAAGAGTCGGAAGACAAGCGCTCCTACGATGCCGGTCTGCTCACTCTGGACGACTACTACAATTCCCGCGCCGATCGCATCGCGAAGACTTCGAACGCTGAGGAGGCAGTGCTAGAGCAGAAGCTCGTCACCGCCCAGTCTTTGCCTCAATCTGATCCGGAGAAGGTGTTCAAGCGCCTTACGCAGATCGGTAAGGTGCAGACGGAAATCACAAATGAGCAGCTAAAGAGCGATTCGGACTTGCGGGCCAACGAAGAGGAGCGCTTGGCCGCTCGGTTCGCTAACGCGGAGAAAGAACTTGGCATCACCAAGCAGCTTCAACAGGCGGCGGGTGACAAAGATGCCGCTGCCGAGACTGGCCTCCTCATCGAGATCGCCGCTTACGAGAAACTGCTGCGCACGCAGGGGCTAAGTGAAGCAGCCATCAATGCCGAAACGTCGGCGTACAAAAAGCGCGGCGAGGCAAAGATAGCCTTTGACGAAAACCAGAAGAACGCCTCCTCCGTATCCGAGGATTACGCGTCGGCGAACGCCCTCGTAGACGCTCAAGTTGGTTCCGGGCGCATCACCAGCTACGCCGGCGATGTCGAGAAGCTGCAGTTTCAGCAGGAGGAGTTGGTGAAACTGCAAGCGATCGGCGCGCAACTAACGCTGAACGCGGCGGCCAGCGGTGACCAGACGGCAGTTGACACCGCAAAGAAGTTCAACGACTCGCTGGTGATTCAGGCTGAAAAGCTGAAGAACGTGACGACGGCGACCGTGTATCTAAAGAATGAGCTATCGACTGCCGGAACAGCAGCCCTTGGCACCTTCTTTTTCTCGATAATTGATGGGTCCAAGACTGCTGGCCAGGCCTTGTCGGACCTCGGTAAGTCGTTTGAGCAGATCATCTCCGGCATGATCTCGAAGCTATTTGTTTTTTACGCCCTCGAAGCCGTGGTTGGATTCATTTCGCCGGGCTCGGATTTATCGAAATCCCTGGACGCGTCAGGTCCGTTCGGTAAGTTTCAGGGCGGCGGGTACACGGGCAACGCTCCAGTGGACAAGGTAGCCGGCATTGTCCACGGTCAAGAGTACGTCTTCGATGCCGCGACGACCTCGAAGAATCGAGCCTTGTTTGAGGCGATCTCATCGGGTACGGTGAATCTGGCTAGCACGGTCTCGTCCGGAATGAATATGGGTTCAATTCGTCCAGCGAACCTCTCGTATGCGACGGGCAGTAATCCGGAAGATGCTGCCGGCGGATCAACTCCGGTACAGGTGATTGTGAACAACTACACCGGCCAACCCGTGCAGCAGAGCAAGTCGAAAGGCTCAGACGGCGGTGACATCATCACGCTGGTGCTTGGTAAAGTCGCGCAGGACATCACCGGCAACGGGAAGGTTGGGCAGGCGATTATCACAACCTTCGGCTCCGTGCGCCAAGGGACGAAACGATAATGGCGAACTACTCATGGCCAACCGATCTCCCGCAAGAGCCCTTCGGACCAGCTCCGCCCACCTACACGCCGGCGGACAATACCATCCGCACCTCAACAGGATCAGGGCCGAACAAGCTTCGGCGTCGCTTCACGGCCACCACGGAAGACGTCACCATCTCCCTCATCCTGACCGAAGCGCAGATGGCGACACTGTTCGATTTAGTCAAAAACCAGTTGTCTGAGGTGTTGCCCTTTGACTGGGTCGACCACCGTACCGGAGAGTCGGCAACCTATCGATTCAAGGCGGGGTACTCGTCCATCAAGCAAACCTTTTACGCGGGCAATCTTTGGACCGTGGCGATTGATTTGGAGCTCCTACCGTGAGAACCGTCAGCCCAGCCGCGCTTCACGCCATGCTTTCGCAACAAACAGAGGAGGTATTTCTCGCTGCGTTGACGATCACGCACTCAACGTTCGCCGCACCCTATCGACTCGTCTGCGATCAAGTTCCTCTGAACCGGGCGGCCGGAGTCTACGAGCCCTTTGCCTTCCAGATAAATTTGCCAAATGAGCAGGACGACCAAGTCCCTCAGGTCACGTTGACGATAGATAACGTAGACAACCAAATCCTCACAGCGATCCGAAACCTCCCTCCCGGTGAGCGACCGCAGATCGTGATGGAAGTGGTGCTGGCGTCGCAGCCGGACACGGTGGAGTGCGGGCCATATTTCTATTCGCTGTTATCAGTCGATTACGATGTGTCGCAAATCAGTGGAACGCTTGGTTATGAGGACGATCTGCTGAACACGGCTATTCCATCCGAAAGCTACACGCCAACGAACTCGCCAGGGCTGTTCCTGTGAATCCGCCCCGGTGGTGCGCTCCCTACATTGGCCTCGCGTTCGAAGATCACGGGCGGGGTCCAGCTTTTGATTGTTGGGGGATAGTCTGCGAGATATTCGCGAAAGAGCGTGGTGTTACGCTCCCTGATTACGTTGCTGCCTACGCGAGCGCCGGCGATCGGCACTCGGTGGCCGCAGCGGTGGAAGAGGGGTGCAAGTCGTGGCAGAAGGTATCAGATCCACAACCGTACGATGTTGTCATTATGCGTCTTGCCGGCAGGCCCTGGCATTGTGGTGTGATTGTGGCTGAAGACTGGATGCTGCACGCCTTATCTGATGTTGGCGTAGTGCTGGAAAAGGTCTCCTCGCCAGTATGGCGCAACCGGGTTGAGGGATTCTACCGCCATGACTGATCTCGTTCCAGTCCTCGCCCGCCCTCATCCATTGAACTCAGAGACGGTGCGCTGTGACTTCCCAGTGGGCTCAACTATCGCCGATATGGTAGGCGGCGCAACTTTCTGTCGAGTGGAGATCGGCGGCATTGCGATCGAGGCGCGATGGTGGGGATACGTGCGACCGCACGCCGGCGTTGCCGTCTACATCACTCGATACCCCCAAGGCAGCGGCGGATTCAAGACAATTCTGCGCATCGTGGCCTTCGCTGCACTCGCTGTTGGTGCCATCTACACTGCGGGCCTGGACACGGCACTCTTTGCTTCTCTGGGGTCCACATTAGGGTTGGCAACCTCGACTGTTGCAGGCCTAGCCGCCGGAGCGCTAGGACTTGTCGGCTCGCTGGTTATCAATGCGCTCATCCCGCCGACTTCCAGCCTCGCCTCTGCGTCGACGCAGAGTACAGACACGCTGCGCAGCATCACGGGAACATCGAACAAGGCCAATCCATACGGGGCGATCCCATGCACCGTAGGCATTATGCTCGTCTACCCTACCTATTCAGCGCAGCCCTGGACGGAGCTCTCCGGCGACGATCAGTATTTGCGATGCGAATTTGACGCGGGGTCAGGCAATCCGCTGATATCCGACTTTAAGATCGGCGCGTCCGATCTTGCAACCTACACCGATGTTGAGACGCAAGTGGGTCTCAACCCAGGCCTATTCTCCCAGCAGGTTTTAGAGAGTGCGGTCTCTGTAGACATGAAAGACGGAGACACCGTCGTTAGGACAAGCGACACAGATGCAGATGAAATCTCGCTTGATCTGATTTTCGCTTCGGGGCTTTTTGGTTTGGACGCAAACGGTAATGCGACGGCAGCTAACTGCCCTGTGCGCCTCGAATATACCTTGACCGGAACTCAATCCTGGCGCACGGCGGCTCAGGCCGGAGGGGTCACAGTTTCATTCAGCGGATGTTTTTTCACGCCCGACAATAACCTGCAAATCAAGAACAGCCAGCGCAAAGCCGTCCGCGTCGGAGTTCGATGGCGTCTGGACGTCCCAGGGCAGTACGACGTGCGCGTAATCCGATACACCACTGGGTACGGCGGCGCAGATCCAGCCACGCGGATCGGGGATATGGTCTGGACGGTGTTGCGAACGATCCGGTACACGCAATCGAGCAAGACCGGCACAACCAAACTGGCCATGCGGATCAAGGCCACGGATCAACTGAACGGCACCATCTCTCAGTTCAACTGGATCTCTGCTCAGCAGATTTCGGTGTGGGATGGTACGCAATGGCAGATTCACGCCACGGAGAATCCGGCGTGGATCTATCGCTGGCTCCTGCGCGATTGCCCAGCAAACAAACGCCTTGTGGACCCTGGCCGAATCGATGACCAAGCCCTGATTGAATGGGCGGCAGAGTGCGAGGTGAAAGAGTACACCTTCTCTACGGTTCTAGATGCTGCGACAACGGTGTTTGCCCTCCTGCAGAACGTCTGCGCAGCCGGTCGCGCGAGCTTTGCCGTGAAGGACGGAAAATACAGCGTTGTCCGTGACGTCGCGCAAGAGGTTCCGATACAAGTGTTTACGCCGAGAAATTCGAATGCCTTCTCCGGATCACGAGCTTTTCCGGATACGGTCCATGCTCTTCGAGTCCAGTTCATCAATCCGGAGGCGAATTATCAGCAGGACGAGCGGATTGTGTACGACGACGGCTACAGCGAAGCGAACGCGACTAATTTCGAGACCTTCCCATTGACGGGATGCACCAATGCGAATGCAGCGTGGAGGCTGGGACGCTACCATCTCGCAGTCAGCAGGCTTCGCGCGAATACCTACACCTGGACAGCAGACATCGAAAACCTCGTATGTTCGCGCGGTGACCTTGTCCACGTGGCAAACGATGTAATCAACGTGGGTTTGGGCTGGGGACGTCTAAAGGTCACGACCGGCGCGGATCTCATCACAGCAGTTCAGACGGACGAGACTGTGACCCTCGAAGCCGGGAAAAGCTACTCCCTCAGAATCACGCGGCAGGATGGAACGGTGGTTACTTCCGGGGTGACGTCGCCGACGCTGGGTGAGCCAACGAATTACCTGGAACTCGTAACCCCCGTGCCCGGCGCCATGCCCGGTGATCTCTTTCTTTTCGGACTTGCGGATCAGGATGTCCTACCGCTGATCGTTTCCAAAATTGAAGCTTCAGCCGATTTTGCCGCAAAGATTACTGCCGTGGATCAAGCCCCAGCGGTGCTGACTGCCGACGCGGGCGTACCGCCGACCTGGATATCGAGCATTACTGGCCAGCCCTACCTCGACACGCCCGAAGCGCCTTCCGGTCTAATCATCACGTCCCCACAGACCATCTCGCAGCCCGACGACTCCGGAAACACTCGCGGGACGGTCTCGATAGTGGTGCTGCAAAACTCGCGGATAACGCGCATACAGGCGATTAGAAACCAATGATCACTATTGACCACATGCAACTTCGATACCGTCCCGGCAGTCCGGTGGGGCCATGGACCTACCTGCAATTTCCGTTTGGCCAAACAACAATTCAGCTAGAAGGATTT